GCCGGTCACCGCCATCGCGCAAAAGGTCGTGGGCTCAGTTGGCGGCAGCCTTCAGGTGATCGGGTCGCCGGATAATACGCCGTTTGAACGGATGCAATCGCAACCGGGCGAGTTGGTATTCGACTTCCTCGACAAAATCGCGCGCATGCGCAACGCGACGCTTGGCTCCGACCATCTTGGCAATTTGCTGCTCATCGGCGAGCACTCGAATCCCATCGTGCAGCAACTGACCGAGGGCTTCAACATTCTGAAGATGCAGTGCGTGTTCTCCAGCGAGCTGATGTACAGCCTCTACAAACTGACCGGGCAGCACGCCGTTGATGACGAGAAGACGATGAAGCAGGCCGCGCAAATTGTTGCGCAAGCCAATGGTGGCTTGCCGGGGCTGAAGCGCTTCCTTGAGATCGTCACTGAACAGCCGGTGAAAACGCCGCAGGAGCTGCAGCAACGCGCCACCTATGAGGCATTGAAGCGCGACGGCACACAGATCACCGCCAATGTCACTGTGCAAGGCTGGCTGCGCGATGGCGGCGCGCTGTGGCGTACCGGGGACAATGTCACGATCTACTCGCCGATGTGTCCGCTCAATCTGGGCATGAAGATTCAGACCGCGACCTTCACGCAGGACAACCGGGGCGGCACCACAACGCTGCTGGAGTGCGTGTTGCCGTGGATGCTTGGCGACAAGCTCTACACGCTGGGCAGCGTTCCGCAGGGCGATAACAAGCCGCCGATGCCAGCCGCTCAAGACACCGCAATATAGGGGTACTCAATGCATCGACAGAATCCGTTGCAACAGGGTTTCGTTGGCTATTCCGGCAGCGGCGCTCGCGCGCTGGTCGATGAGATCAGCGACAACCCGATGATGCAGGAGATGAAGGGCTCGTTCTTGGGCGGTGAGAACCGCGAGAAGATCGAGTCGCCGCAGAACTACGGCATGACCAGCGTCGTGATGCCCGCGAAGAAAGGCAAGGATGGCGAGATCGAGGAGTGCGCCGAGGCCTACCTGCAATTCTTGGGCGGCAACCGCTCGTTTCCGGTCGCGATGGTGATGGACGACCGGCGCTACAGGTTGAAGGAATTGAAGCCGGGCGACGTGGCGTTCTACGACCACCAGCAGCAGCAATTCCATTTCAACAAGGACGGCACGTTCCTGACCGGCCTCGACAACAAGAAGATCCGCATGTCGCTGCTCAAGGTTGAGGAGGAGCAGCAGAGCGGTGGCAAGGAGGGCGTCGAGGCGCTGGCGGGAGGCGGTTCATCCGGTCAGTCCGGCGGCTCGCAGAAAAAGAAGGGCCAGAAACAGCGCTACGAAAAGGCCGAGAAAGAGAGCAAGCGCTTCACGGATCTCAACGAAAAAAGTTACAAGATGGAGCACGACGCCGACATCGGGGCCAAGGCTGGCAAGACGCTTGCGATGGAGGCCACGGCCATCAAGCGCAAGGCCGAAACGCACTATTTCGACGGCGACGTGCATGTCACCGGCAACCTTTACATCAGCAAGCAGGGCTTCAAGCCGACCGGGCCGGAATGGGCACCGGGCACCGCGACGCCGGGGCCGAGCGACGATGATGATGTGTTTGAGTACGTCAAGAGGCCGCCAGTCCAACTGACCGCCGATCAGCAGGCCGCGTTCGCGCGTCAACGCTCCATCTTCGACAAGATCAGGATCACCGACGATGGGGTCGAGATCGACGGCGATCTTGCGGTGAACGGCAATCTCACCGTGACCGGCATCGTGCGCGCCAAGGGTTTCGAGCAGATCTGATGCCTGACATCCGCCTGATCCAGAGCCCCGAGGCGTTCCCGAAGTATTCGATTCCTATCGACTGGTTGCTGCTCGATGACGGCACGCTGGACGATACGCAGGCGCTCGCCACGGCGGTGATCGTTGCGCTCGGCACCGACCGGCTGGCATCGCCCGACGACATCCTGCCGGACCCGGATTCGAACGACCGCGCGGGCTGGTGGGGCGACATGGATGCGGAGGAGCTGTTCAATGGCTGGCCGATTGGCACCAAGCTGTGGCTGCTCAAACGCGCCAAGATCGTGGGACCGGAAGATCCCGAAGGCGCGACCATCACCCGCGTCGAGCAATACATCAGCGAGGCGCTTCAGCCCTTCGTCGATATGCGGATCGCAACCGCGTTCGATGTCGAGGCGTGGCGCGTAGACAGGCAGCAGATTAATGCGGCGGTCATCATCTATCGCGGGCCGAAGCGTCCGGTCGATCTGCGTTTCCAAATCCTCTGGGACGACATTGTGAGGACGTGACGAATGCCATGGAGCACGCCAACGCTCAAGGAAGTGCGCGGTCTCGTCCGCGACAACGTCCGCGCGTCGTTGCCGGGCGCGGACGCCAGCGTCCCCAACTCGGTGCTGCGCGTGCTCTCCGATGCGCAGGGAGGCCTGTGTCATCTGACGCTGCAATATATCGACTGGCTGTCGCTGCAGCTTCTGCCGGACACCGCCGAGACCGAATGGCTCGACCGCCATGGCGCGATCTGGCTGGTCAATGCGGACGGCACCAAGGGCCGCAAGCAGGCGACATTTGCCTACGGCTTCGTTGAGTTCACCGGAGAGAGCGGCACCGTCGTCCCGGTAGGGGCGCGGCTGTCCGGCGGCACTGAAGGCGTCGAATACGAGACCACGCAAGAGATCACCATCGGCACGACGCCGACCCCGGCTCCCGTGCGGGCGCTTGATGCGGGCAAGGCTGGCAATCTGGTGCAAGGCGAAACTCTGGCCCTGATCGATCTGATCCCCGGCGCAAACGGGGCTGTGACGGTGATCCAGATCACGGGCGGCGTCGATACCGAGAACGACGACGATCTGCGCATGCGAATTCTGCACCGCATCCAGAACCCGCCGATGGGTGGTGCGCAGGAGGATTACGTCACATGGGCGCTCGCGGTGCCCGGCGTCACGCGCGCGTGGGCCGCGCCCGAGCAGGGCATCGGCACCATCACGGTGCGGTTTCTGATGGACGAGCTGCGCGCAGAGGACGATGGCTGGCCGACCCCGAGCGACGTGCAGATCGTTCACAACTACATCAACAAGATGCGCCCGGTCACGGTGAAGGATTGCTACGTGCTCGCGCCGATCAAGTATTTCATTGACATCACCATCCTCGATCTGATGCCGCCAGATGTCGCGGGCGCGGTCGAGGCGAGCCTGCGCGACATGCTGTTCCAGATGGCCAAGCCCGGCCAGACGATTTACGCGGCGTGGGTCTCCTACGCGATCATGAACGCGCCGGGCGTCCAGTCATTCCATCTGGTGACGACCGACGATTACGTGATGCCGTCGCTCGGACACATGGCCGTGCTCGGCACCATCCTGTACGAAGAAACCCCGCCACCGATCCCGACATCATGAGCGACCGACATCTCCGCCGTCTCGGGCAGGATTACGGCACCGCCTTTTTGAGCCTGCTGCCGCAAGGTCAGGCGTGGCCGAAATATCCCGGCACCACGCTCGACCTCGCTTGTCGAGGCCTCGCCGAATACTGGGGCTATGTGGACAGCCGCGCCGCCGATCTGTTGGAGCGCGAGAGCGACCCGCGCTACACCATCGAGCTGCTGCCCGATTGGGAGCGCAACTGGGGTCTGCCAGATCCCTGCTACGAGGAGCCGCAGTCGATTGCTGAACGCCAGCTCGCGCTGGTGATGCGGATGACGATGCAGGGCTCGCAGAGCCGCGAGTTCTTCATCGAGATCGCGGCGATGATCGGTTACACGATCACGATCACCGAGTACCGCACCTTCGTCGTCGGCATCGACCGCGTCGGCGACTCCCGCGTCTACGGCGCGGCCGGTGCGCCTGACCCGGTCATGTACAACGAATGGGGCAACCCGTGGATGGATGCCAACGGCGATGCCTACGTCAAGGAAGGCGAGCTGTCGGAGTGGCCGTATTACGGGCTAGGGCCGCCTGAGAACCGCTTCTATTGGACGGTGCATGTTCATGAAGCGAAGCTGACGTGGTTTCGCTGCTCGTCCGGACAGTGCGGCGTCGATCCGCATCTGCGCATCGGTCTCGCTGACGATCTTGAGTGCCTGCTCAATCGCTGGAAGCCCGCGCACAGCCAGATCATTTTCGATTACTCGAATCTTGAGACCGGCGGCGACATGGCGGGCACGCCCTAAGCCGCGACATCAAAACATTTCCGACATTCACACCTTGGCGAACCGCACGGGCCGCCTGAGAGGGGAGCTATGCGATGAAATATAATCAGCCCTACGGCGTCACCGACGAAGATGCGCCCTACATCAACGGCAATCCATCGACCGGCACCATGGGCTCGATTCCGCCAGCGGCTTCGATTGAGTATCCGCAGCGCGAGATCGTCAATCTGATCACCGACGCGACGCTGGTCCCCGACAACGCGGATCTGCGCCAGCTCGGCAAGGCGGTCCAGTCGCAACTGCTGCACTCGGTCGATGACGCGGGCACCGCAAACCAGTACAGCGTCACGCTCAACCCGCATCCCGGCGGTTATCGCCGCTACATGCTGGTGGTCGCGTACACCACCGCGCCGAACACCGGACCGTCGAACCTCAATGTCAACGCGATGGGCGCAAAGCCCGTGGTGCGCGCGGACGGCTCCGAACTGGTGCCCGGCGACATCGGCGCGAACACGCTCAACGCCTTTATGTACGACGGCACCAAATTCCGCATCGTCTGGGGCGCGAAGTCCGCTGGCGCGACCGGATGGCTGACGCAGAACCTCACATTCTACGTCAACTACGCCACCGGCAGCGACGCCAACGACGGCGCGGCGGCGGTGCTCGCCGCCGGTCATGGTCCGTTCAAGACGCTGCAGAAGGCGGCCGATGTGATCGGAACCTTCAACCTCAATGGCTACAACGTGACGGTCAACGTCGCCGACAGTCCGAGCTATTCCAGTGTGCGGCTTCCGGCGTCGGCGGGCAACGGTTCGATCAACTGGATCGGAAACGCCGCGAACCCCGGCAACGTTGTCATCACCGGCACCAACACCATCGCGGTCATGGTCGCTGGCGTCAACAATGCCATGAACGGCTTCAAGGTGCAGACGACGGGCGGCACCGGCCAGATCGACACGCGCGCAGGCATTCACGCGCAGGGGTCGGTCGCCGCGAGCTTCACCAACTTTGAATGGGGCGCGTGCGCCGGGCCGCATAACTTCATCTATGGCGGTGCGTATGTCCGGCTGGGCGGCACCATCAAGATCAGCGGCAGCACGCAGAACCACACCTATGGTCTGGGATGCTTCGTCAACTGCATCTACGGGGCCAAGTTGGATTTTATTGGCGTCGCCGCATCGCCATGGACGCTGGTCGGCGTTCCGAACTTTCCGACCGCTTTTGTCCTCACCGACAGCGTCGGCGTAGCGATGATGAGCTATTCGACGCTGACAGGCACGGCCACCGGCAAGAAATATCAGGCCACCTACAATTCGGTGATCGGTGCTGTCGGCGGTGGCATCAACTATCTGCCCGGCGATGTCGCGGGCACGGTCGCGACGGGAGGTCAGTATGCTTAAGGTCTATTACGATCCCTACGACTGGTATTGGCAAGCCGATAGTGGCGAGATCTACTCCAGCAAGACGCAGGCGCTCGTCGCCGAGTCCGATGCCGCGTTCGTGGCGTGGCAGGGCGACGATCCGAAAGCGCCGCCGCAGATCTGGCCGCGCGACGATGCTGGCAATCAGACCATGGAGTCGATGCAGGCGGTGATGGACGCCTACGGCCTGACCGTCCCTGCGATGCGTTCGGTGTCGCGGAAGAAATAGGCCATGGCCATCGTCAACATCACCACCGAGAACGACGCCGACTTCATTCGGCAGTTCGCCTACGAGACCGTCGCGGGCGTGCCCATCGATCTCACCGGCAACAAGCTGAAGATGGGCATCCGCAAGCGCGCCGCAGACATCGCCGAACAAATGCTGCTCACCACTGAGAACGGCGGGCTGGAGATCACTGACGCGGTCAACGGCAAGTTCAACGTCTGGCTCACCAACGAGCAGCTCATGTTGCTGAAGGTCGGCGAATACGAGCACTCGCTGGTCCGCATCGTGCCGACCGGGCTGACGCTGCGAATCTGGTCCGGGATGCTCACGGTCAATGCGGGGCCGAGCCGATGAATGATCTGAACGTCAGCATCAGCCAAGACACCGACACCGACATCGCGACCACGGGCGAGACCGTCACCGTCGTCGCTGATTACGAGGTCGAGGTGATCCAAACCTTCGAACAGGGGCCGCCCGGACCGCAAGGCCCTCCGGGGCCGCTGGGGCCGGTTGGTCCGGATGGTCCGGAAGGGCCGCACGGCAACACCATCCATTATCAGCCGCGCGATCCGCTGCCGAGCGACGGGCTGCCCGGTGACAGCTTCATCAACACCGCGACCCACACGCTGTTCGGTCCGAAGAGCACGGGCGGCACATGGCCCGCTGGCATCTCGCTGATCGGGCCGCAGGGCATTCAAGGTCCGCAGGGCATTCAAGGCATTCAAGGACCGCCGGGCATCCAAGGCATTCAGGGCATTCCCGGCAATACGATCCTGTACGGCGTGACCGATCCGACTGGAGCCATCGGAGTCGATGGCAATTTCTACATCAACACGCTGACGCACTTCTGGTTCGGCCCGAAGGCATCCGCGTGGCCGCCCGGCACCTCGCTGATCGGCCCGCAGGGGCCGCAAGGCATCCAAGGCATCCCCGGCGCAATCGCCGAAGCACCGACAGACGGCCAGACCTATGGCCGCAAGAATTCTGCTTGGACGATCATCACCATCACCGGCAACTACGTTCGCTATGATACCGTGCAGGCGCTGACGGTTGCAGAGAAAACGCAGGCACGGCAGAACATCGCCGCCGCACCGATTGATGCGATGGCCTACCACGGTGCGCTGATCAACGGCGCGATGGAGATACAGATTGATCCGACGATTGCGGGCGGTGCGACCCTGCACGCCACGCCGATCTGCGACGGCTGGCAGTTGTTCAAGACCGACGCGACAGCGGGCATCCTCGCGCGGCAGATCCTGAGCAACCCGAACGTCTTTCCCGGTTTCGGCGGTCTCATCGAACTCGAATGTCAGGTGCCTCACGCATCGCTTGGCGTCAACGATGGCGTTGGCCTGCATCATGTGATCGAAGGCTTTCGCGCGGTGCGGTTCGGGTTCGGCACGCCGCAATGCCTGCCGATGACGCTGGGCTTCTGGACGCGCCACATCCGCCCCGGCATCTATAGCGGCACGCTGCGCTGCATCGACAGCGCGCACGCCTACGCTTTCGAGTACACGCATGTAGCGTCGGCGGTGAACCAGTGGAATGTGATCACCATTCCACCCTGCACGACGGGCGGCTTGCCGCAAGCAGGGACTGGTGCGGGCCTGTATCTCTCCTTCGCCATGGCGGCAGGCGCGGACCTGAGACTGACTGCGGGCGTATGGTCTGGCGGCACGACCGGCACGATTGCATCGCTCAATCAGATCAACGCTGTTCAGGCGAACACTGACCGATTCCTGATCGGCGGCGTCATGATGCTGCCCGGTCTTGAAGCACCGACTGCTGACCGCGCGTGGCTGGCGCTGCGGCCATATCAGGATGATGTGCGGCTGTGCCAACGGTACTTCCAATATTTCCCGAGCCTCAACTTCGCTGACACGCAGAGCGCTACCGCTGGTCGCAATTTCCAATGGGCGATCCCGCTGCCAGAACGGATGCGGATCGCACCGACAGTGACTTTCATCAATGTCACCGCGAACCGCTGCAATGCGCCTTCTGCTGGGTTTAGCACTCCTGATGCCTTCGGCGTCGTCACACAGAACACGGCTGCGGGCTCCGATGATTTCTCCTTGCAGTGTAGCGCCAAGCTAAATGCGAGGCTCTTGTGATGGCAGAGTACCGACTGACCGAGACCGGGATGGTGATCCGCACCGCCGATGGCGCATTCATCCCGCCAGATGAAGGCAATGCCGATTGGCAGGCCTATCAGGCGTGGCTCGCGGACGGCGGCGTGCCCGATCCTGACACGCAGCCCATCGTTGCCACGCTCGACAGCGTCGGCACCGGCAAGACCACCAACCAGATTCTGGGAGCAGTCTGATGTCAGCACTCGACCTCATCGCGACGGCATCCGACGAGACCTTCGCCGGTCGCGTCATGATGATCATGTTCAAGGTGGCGCAGAACGTCGCGTCCGAAGACCCGGCCACCCCGCACGACGCGGAGCGCCGGGCCTATGCGAGCTTCGTCATCATGGGGCACGAGAAGCCCCAGCTCGTCGCAGCGCACGTCATCTCTTCGAACCCCGCCATCACCATCACCATCGAGAGCGACCCTGCCGCGCTGGGCTCCAACGTGCCGGATGGTGACATCGAGTTCGCGCTGGCGACGATCTGGGATAGTCGCTCGCTCGCCTACGCGGCGGTGCCGGTGCCATGACCCGCCTTCGCGGCAAGGTCAGTTGGTTCGGCGGGCCGAACGACACTGGTGTTTCGCCAGACGAAGGCCTCGCTTTCATTTACGACGTCGCCGACGCGCCGCACCTCTTTCTCGACGAGCAACCCTCCGGCACATCCGGACTCGCGCGGCGGCTCGATCCGGAGAAATTCTACATCGCCTGTCGATGGAATTACGATGTCACCAGCAAATCTGAGCTGCTGGAGCTGAAGGCTCTCGTGCGCAATGTGAAGACCGGCAAGTACGCTCTCGCTGAGCCTGCTGACTGGGGGCCGCATCAGGACACGGACCGGCTTGCGGACATCTCGCCCGGACTGTTGGCGGCGCTCGGTCTGGAAACCGACGACGAGGTCGAAGTCATTTTCCCACTCAAACAAGGGGACATCGCAATGCCCTACAGCTCGGTGGTGATATCCTCCGGTCATGGCAAGTATGTGCGCGGGGCGGCCGGAGTTCTCGACGAAGTCGATGAAGCTCGCCGGGTGGTGGAGCGCGTCGCCGACATGCTGGTAGCGCGCGGAGTTGACGTCGTCGTATTTCATGACGACACGAGCCAGAGCCAATCGGAAAATCTCGACCGTATCGTCTCGTTCCACAATAGCTGCGAGCGCGAGCTGGACGTGAGCGTCCATTTCAATGCCTACGTCGAGACGACGAAGCCGATGGGCGTTGAGTGTCTCTTCTGCACCCAGTCCGCACTCGCTGGCGAGATCTCGCAAGCCATCGCCGAGGCCGGTGATTTCATCGACCGTGGCGCAAAGAAGCGGACCGATCTGGCGTTCCTGAATGGCTGCGACGAGCCAGCGATCTTGCTCGAAACCTGTTTTGTGGACTCGACGGCCGACGCCAACGCCTACGAGGCGTGCTTCGAAGAGATCTGCGAGGCCATTGCGACCGTGCTCGGCGGCGCTGGCGAGGAGGAGATCGTACCGCCGCCCGGCGAGGTGGTCACGCCGCCGGTCAAGCCGAAGCCGCCGCCGACCATCCGGCTCGATGTCGAGGTCGTGGGCGACGTCACCATCATCATCAACGGCGTGCCGGTCACATAGAGCGACACGACAGCATCACTGACTCGCCACTAACCAAAAGCCAGTGTTGCCGCTGTACTACTGCGTTTGCGACCACACTGTGGCTATCGTCTGATCATTGAGAAATCATCGGGCGATGGGGTGTCCAAATGTTGAATTCGAGCAATTGTTCTCGCTGGCTTCTGCTTGCGCCGTTCGTTTGTCTGCTCGCCAGCCCGGCGCTGGCGCAAACCGCAACCGCGACCGGGACCGGCGTCGGGGTCGCCAATTCGGAATCGAAGTCGGGAGCGGTCGCGGTCGGCAACAACGTCACCGTCAACGGCACGCCTGCCGTCACCACCTCCAACATCAACCAGCGCGTCAGCGGCACCCAGACCGTCAAGAGCGCGCCCGCTTTTGTCGCACCGGGCTTGACGGCGGCTGGCCTCGAAACGTGCCTTGGTTCGATCTCCGGCGGCGGTTCGGCCGTAGGCTTCGGGGCGAGCTTCGGCACCACCATCCCTGATCCCGGCTGCGCCGCACGGCTCGACGCGCGCACGCTGTGGAGCATGGGTCTGAAGGGAGCGGCGGTCGCGCGGCTGTGCCTGACGCCGGAAATCTACAAGTCGATGCCGGATATTTGCGAGACGTATCGACCCCAGCAACAGCCTGCTGGCATCGTGATGTCCGCCAGCGCCACCGGAGCCATTGAGGTGATCGACGGTAGAACCGGCGCGACGCGGCTCTGCGATGACTACAACGCCACGCGGCAAAAGTGTCTGCAATGGAATGGCGAGAAGCGTCGGGTCGCGGCAGCCTCACCACCGAAACCCAGATTGACCGCGCCGAGACCGGCGACGTCTCCGCCGTCAGCAACGGCACCCGCCGCTGCTGCATCACCAGCCGCAGCGGCTGAACCAAAGAAGGAAAACTGACATGAAGAAACTTTTGCTCGCGTCTGTTGCAGCGCTCGCCTTTGCTGCGTCACCGGCTGACGCCGCCGGTTTCAGCTTCGGCGGCGGCTTCAACTTCGGCAACGTCCGGACCGGAGCGGCCACGGCTTCGACCGGGACGGCAGCGGCAGGCTCGCTCGCGGCTGGCAGCAACACCAGTCTCGGCTCCGGCTTCGCCACCACCACGCCAGCGGGTTCGCTCACGGCCGGTGTCGGCGCTTCCGCCGGGCAGTCGCAGTCGGTCAGCGGCGCGGCGTCCATCGGCAACGGTGCTGCCATTACGGGCGGCTTCTCCAACAACATCGGCGCGGGCGCTGGCGTTGGTGTCGCATTGCCCTGATGAACGACCTTCTCATTGATTGATACTAGGCCCGGCCTGTCACGGCCGGGCCTGCGCTTTTTTGAAAGAGGAGAATTGTCACCATCAACCCGAGACCGAAGGGAGTCGAGCCATGGCCATCCTGATCAGCTTTCTCAATCTGCTGCTCTACATCGCGATCATTCTCTTCATCGCCTACGTCATCCTCTGGGTGGTGCGCGACTGGTTTAGCATCGCCATCGACGGCAATGTCTTGAAGTTTGCGAAGATCATCGTCGGGTTGATCTGCCTGATTGCCATCGTGGTCTGGCTGGCTGGCGTCTTGGGAGGTGGCCCCGGTCTGCCGCACTTTTGGAGCTACCGATAACCGGGAATCCCGGTTCGGTGCGCTGCCGCCTGCCGAACCGCCACCGCCTTCGATCTGTCGAGGCTGCTGATGAAACTGAAATTGAGCGATCTCGATCCGCATCTCCTGAAACGGGTGTCGCCGGTTGCGTTCGAGTACACCGACGACATCCACGAGGCGGCCGGTCTCGCGCTGCAGTGTCCGGCCTGTCACTGGGCGAGCCGACGCACGCATAGCAACAACTCGCATATGCTGGTCATCTGGGAAGATCCGGCGCGCTGGCAATTCATCGGCCACGGCTACAAGGATCTGTCGCTGATGGCCGGGCGCGTGATGGTGAGCTTGACCGCCGGGGCGTGCGAGTCGCGGTTTTACATCAAGGATGGTAAGGTCGATTTCTTCTGATCCGGCGCGGGAGTGAGCGGCTGCACGAAGTAACGTGCGTCAAACTGTCGGGGCGACTGTAAGCGTCCGCCGTTCATCCCTCCGGCTCCAGCTTCTCCGGCTGACAGAAGCTCTTGTGAATCCCGCGCGGCCATTTGGTGCCGTCCTTGACGATCTGCCACGCGTGGCCGTCGCGGGCCTCGCCGATGATGATGCCTGTGAAGGCAGACTTCCTGCCCGGCGGCTTGCACGTCACCCGGTCACCTTTTTTTAGTTCCGCCATGGAGGTCTCCGCTTGCGATGGAAAGGGCGGCGGCCAAGGCCTTCGCGCTGGCCGCGTCGGCCTGCCTGATAAGCTCGGCGAGGGTGTCCGGTGGGTCTGGTCCAGCGTCGGGAAGGGCCTCTGTGCGAGGCCCTAATCGCTTCCGCCGATCCCACGCGCGGGTGATCGCGGAACTCAGGTTCCGGTGGCGGCAGCGGGGGCAGGATTCGGTCCGGGGCTGGTCCTTTTCCGGGGTCCAGCGGCGGCGGCAGGAGGCACAAATCAGTTTCATGACTCAGTTCTCTAAGTCATTGGCGCGGCGACTTAATCGTCGATGTGAGGGGTGTGCGGCGCGGCGCAAGAAGATCCGCGCGGCGTGGGCTCGGGTGTGGGCTCGAAATACATCCCCCGGCGATCATGATCCGGCGGCAGCACCAGCACCTTCCGCGCCACCAGCTCCGCCAGACGCTCCCGCAACGTCTCCATCGCGTCACACTCCCTGACCTATCAGACCGCCTTCGTGGCGGTCTTTTTTTTGGCGAGCTTGAACGTGCCGACGCCGCCCTTCAGCACCGCCCGGCCGAGCCGGGTGATCTGCATGGGCTCGTCGCGTGCGCCGTGCTCGATCATGTTGGCATCGACCAGCTCGTAGAACAGCTTCTCGACCGTGGCCTCGGTCCGTTGCATCGGCTTGACCGCGTTGAACATGCTGTCGCCGTCCTGCGCGAATTGCAGCAGCTTCAGGTGCGCGGCGGTGGGGCGTCTCATGGTTCGACTTCCTCTGGCGTGAACGACGGCAGAATAAACTGGGCGATGCGGTAGGCCAGCTCGCGCTCGCGCGTCGCCATCTCCGGGTGCGAGGTGTGCGCCGCCTTGCGCAGCGCGATGACGAGGATGCGAAGATCCTCCATCGAAAGATCAGGCGCGGGTGTCATGTCGCCTCCTCAATACAGCTCAAACGGCGGCTTGCGCTCGCCGTTATACCAAACGATGTACGGTTTCGAATCCGCTTCCTCTATAATCCACGCGGCATATTCCTTGATGCCTGCGCGATGCAGGGCGCGCAGCCGGTGGTGACCGTCGATGAACCACGTCGCGCCGTCCTCGATGACGCCGAGCACCGGCTCCTTGAAGGCTTTCTTGGGGTTCTTCAGGAAGCGCTGCACCTTGACCTCGTCCACCTCGCAGGCCTTATTGGCCTCGTAGGCTTCGGCCACGTCGATCAGATAGGTCTGATGCTTTCCGGCGCGGCAGTCGCGCAACGCGCGCGACACGTTCCACGAGCCCCGGTCGTTGTGGAAGATCACCGTGTCCGCCAGCGGGTCATAGTTCGACAGGATCATCGGCTTTTCGTTCACGACTCAACGCTCCATTGCATGCCAGTCTCGTCCGGCTCGGTCATCTCGACTTCGCGCTCGCCCTTCTTGTTGACCATCGTCTTGCGCGTTGTCGCCGGTCCACCGACCACGACATTCAGTCCGGCCCTCACCATCTTGTCGATCAGATCGCGCGCCGGGCCGCGTCGCCACGCCAGCGGCGCACCGGGCATCGTGATCGCAGCCATAATCTTCTCGTTGGTCGTCGGCGAGAACACCACCTTGCAACGATCTGGCCGCAGCTCGTCGGGCAGATGGTCGCGCTTGTCCTCGCGCGTGCGGCTCTGCAGCCAGAGGCATTGGAAATCGACGCATAGCGCAGGGCGCTGCTCGTAGACCTTGCAGCCCTCGCCAATGGCGCAGTGCTGGCACCACGGCCCGGCGGGCTTGTTCAGCTCCGGGATCGCATAGACCCGGCAGCACGCGGTGCAGCTTCCACAGTCGCCAGCCATCAGCCCGCCTTCCGCTTCCGCCGGAGCGGCTTCTTTTGGTCGAGCAGCCACTGCTGTCCGGCCTCCAGTCCCAGCTCGATTAGTTGCGGCAGCGTCTTGGGCGCGGACATGATGTCGAGCAACCCGTAGTGCCCGTTGGCGAGCGTCGCCTTGCGCAGATAGGGGGTCTTGAACGGCACGCCGTAATAACCGACGACGGCGGCGAAGTCTGTCCTGTCTTCCTCCAGTGTCGGGTCGATCACGGTGCCATCGGCATCGATGCACCATGCGTGGTCGATAGTGATGCCGCACGTCAGAACCTTGCCCTCGACGTAGGTCAGATCCCGACCATAAAGCTCGGCCTCAAAGGCAAGCTGGCTGGCGTTCATGTAGCATCGCTTCGGTTCGCCACGCGGACCGGCGAACGTGTCGGGGCCGATCCGGTAGTCGCGCCCGTGCTGCAGCATGAATTCGATCATCGGGCGTGAGCCCCATGCTGCCTTCATCATCTCCATCTCGCGGCGGATCGGACTCAGCGTTTTGAGATCCGCCCGCGCGTTGAACTCGGCCATGCGGGCGGCTGTTGCTTCCATGTCCATCATTCGTCGTCGTCCTCGTCCTCTTCCTCGTCCTCTTCGCCGTCTTCGTCTTCCGGCTCTTCCGGATCTTCCGGCGGCTCGGGCGGGGCGGGCTCTTCGGGCTGCTCCTCTTCGAACTCCAGTTCGGAGACCGCGTCATAGATCGTTTGCAGCGCGCCGACGATGTCCTCCAGCTTGGAGAAGCGGTCATGCTCCTCGATGGCACCGGCAGGCGCGTCGATCATGCGGTGGATCGGCGGCAGCGCATCGCGGCGGGCGAGGGCGATCTTGCGGATGGCGTCGCTGTACTCTTCGGCGGTGCGGCGAATTTGCTGCAACGGCTCCAGCTCGGCCTGTGTCATCATTGGCATGTGTCGGTCCCTTTCGTTTTCCTTACCGCGTTCTTTACGCTTGCGCGGCTCATAGGTCAATACGGCCTAGCTGATTATTTGCTGTCCTGTATCGCCAGCGCGTGCGCCTCGATCTCCTTGAGCATGTTGTGAACGACCAGCATGCGCGCGTCCCACGCCTCGCGCGCGGGCGCGAACTCGGCCGGGCGGAGCTGGTAGTCGCGCCCGTTCGGCGCGGCGTCGTTCATCGAGAGGTATGTGGAGTGGAGCGCTTCCATGACGCGGAGTTGCTGGGAGACAAGCTCCTCGCGCGACGTGCCGTTGAGATTGACTTGAGGCAGGACGAGGGGATTCACGACAATTCCTTCAGTTCGCTTTCCAGCGGCTGCCAGTCGGCAGCGGTCCAACGTGACCAGTCGCGCGACATATCGGACAGGATCTTGATGATCTCGATCCGGCGGCGGCGTCTGGCTTTGGATAGGTCAGCCATTGGCGGAGTTTTCCTTGATCGTTACGGTGAAGCCAGATTTCAGCAGGGCATTGAGCGCGGCATGGTTGGCCGTCGTGCTCCAGCTCTGTACGCGAACGAAGAGCCCCTCCTCGTCGTCTTCGGTGCCGGAGACGCTCAGCTCGACAATGAGCGCCTGACCGCCGTCCTGCTTGTCGATGCTGGTGATCTTGTCGAAGACGAGATCGGCCATCACTCGACCTCCAGCCCGTCGTTGACCGCGCCTTGCGCGAGGTCGCCGATGTAGCGGTGCTCGACCACGACGCCGTCCGGACCCCACGTCTGCGCGTCGGCCGGGACGTGCTCCGCCACCCACTGCTTGCCCGCGTCGGTGAGGGCACGCAGGATGAAAATGTTGCCTTCGTTCTGGATCGATAGATCAGCCATTTGATTCACTCACAGTTCAATGAAGACGTTGGCGCGGCCGAACATCTGCAGCGACAGATTCCAGCCTTCGGCCGCGCCTTGGGCGTAACAGATGCAATCGTTCTTGGCCTTCTCCTCGTTGATCCCGGCGGTCGCTTCGGTCAGCTTGCGCTGCTCGCCGTTCGGCAGCTCGGCGATGACCCGGTAGATGTCACCGCTCTTGATCACTTTCACCTTCATCGGTTTACGCCTCCAGCGCTTTGACTTCGGGGCCGAAGACGTGGCCGACCTTCTTGGCGTCGCCGTTCTGTTTCACGTACCAGTCGGGCGCGTTGTCCATCACGACCAGCAGGCCGAGGTAACCCTCCTGCGAGAAGTAGCCCTTGACCTCCGCCTCGCCGAGGCCGTTCATCGCCACCATCACCTTCGATCCGACCGGCGGCGGCTGAAAGCCGTCCTTGCCAGCCCAGATCAATCCGCCCTCCGGCGGCTTGACCGGCATGCCGTTCTCGTAAACGGCCTGCTCGTAGGCCGGGATTGCCGAATATTCCTTGTAGTCGCTCATAACCAAACGCTCCTCTCGATTTCGATTGCCTCGCCGCCGTCCACCAGCTTGTGGGTTTGCCAGCTCGCCTTGTTGATCTCACACTCTGCGAGGCACCGACGCGCCTCGTCTTCGGATTCGAACGACCAGATCAGAGACCATAGGTCATCCGGGTTGATTCCCGACAGGCGATACTCGGCCTTGTGGGCTTCCGGCAATTCGTCGTGGCGCATAATCCGCCAGCGGTTGACGCGCTCCTTGTAGGTCTCGCTCACTTCGCTCCTCATTTCATCACTCGCTTGGCGGCGTGGCAGAACTCGTTAGATAATTTAATCAGTTCATCCTCGGGCGTATTCAAGATGTCGATCTCTTTGTCGTATGCTCGGCTGACGACGAAGTAGATTTTGCTGGCCGATATGGACAGCGAGCCAAGGCCGGGGAGGATTGCCGCTCTGCGCTCGTCGTCGGACTGCGCATTGCCGTAGTCTTCCCACTCGCTTTTTTCGCGCTCCTCGCATGCGTCCCGGTAGAAGGCTTCTTGGACGTAACTGGGAGCAGCCTTAAACAGGTTGATTGCATCGGCCTGAGCGACATTTGTGGTTAGGGCGAGGGCGATCAGCCCGTTGATCAGGATCAGCGCATTTTTGAGGCTGTTGATCACGCTTCGAACACCACCGCTTCGCCCTCGATCTTGTAGGGCACCTTTTTCATCACCAAGGCCTTGGCCGCCTCGGCCGGGACGTTCCAGCCCGCTGCGATCACCTTGATCATCTGCGGGGCATCGCTCTTGAAGGCCGCGCCGTTGATCGCCCAAGCCACCATGCCGGGGGCGTAGACCGCTTCGTTCGAACCCAACTTGTATTTCTTCGCAGCCATATCTACTTTTCCTTAACCTTGAACGAACGGACGATTTCGCGGCGCATGCCGGGCGGCAGAGCGTGCCATTGCTTTTCGCTCCCCTTGAAAGCGCCTTCCGGCACCTCATGATATTCCGGCGTCGGTGACGCGGGGCGGTAGCTCCAGTAACTCGACAACCCGTCCTCCTCTTTCCTGACCAGTCAGATATAGGCCGTTTTGGCCTAGCGGTCAATGGGTCATATCAAAAAAAGTTGGCCGCTCCGGGGGAGCCGGAACGGCCTGTTTTGATTGGAGTCTTTCTTCTGGGGCATAAGCGTTCAGGTCTGGAACGCTTTTTATACGGACCAGTACCCGTAGACGCACCGGCCGCCGACCTCGGTCCAGACGCCGTTTTCGTTGCGGCCTTGGTTGGCCTTCAACGCCTGTCCCTTGTCCGGCTCGATGGTCCAGCTCGTGCTCCGTGACGGATTAAAGGTGTCGTGGATCACGCCGTCGATCACCGCCGTGTAGTGCCTGCTGACCGAGACGACCAGCCTGCCGGGCGGCAGCTCGCCGTCCGCCAGATGCACCTTGCAGCCCTGACCGATCTGCATCGTCGGGGTCCAGACGAACCCCAGCTCGCGCATGTAGTCCTTGAACCACTTGCGCTTGACCCAGATCCCGTGGCGAGCCGTCGCGACGCCGTGCGTCGTGTTGTGGCGTCGGCTGTGCTTGGACGCGCGCTGGGTCGCGTTGCCCTGCGCCAGCCGATCATAGACGTCGGCGTAGGGCAGCCCGGTGACGATGCAGATCGCGCGCGCGACACAGTCGCCCGCGTGGCCCTTGTATCCGGCGGCCTTTCGACCGCCGTCGTCGTAGACGCACTTCATCGATTAAACTCCTCGATGAAGCGCTTCGGCACTTTCGCGACCGGCCGCTCGTAGGCGTCCAGAAACTGCTCGGGCATTTTGCCGTCGTCAGTCACGTAGGCCCACGACCGGCAGACCACGCCGCCGTCGTCGAGACGATCCCGCACCAGCACCAACCGGAGGAAGGTATCGCCCTTGCTGTCCGGTCCGGGCTGCTGAGCAATCGCGAAGATCAACTCCTCAACCCCGAACTCCGACAGCTTGTCCCGGTGATCGTGGTCGAGGATGTCCTCGTCCTCGTCCGCAGCCACGGTCTCGATGTCCCACTCATATTTAATGGGCATTCATTTTCCTTTCACATTGTCAAACAGCCTGCAGCCGAACTTCCCGACTGACACACGCAGTATAGCAAATCGACTTTTGCCAAATCGGCCTATAGGACCAATTCGGCGCAGCGGAACACTAGCGGGCAAGGCGCAAACGCGTTTCGAAAAAAGTTGTTGACGCGGAAAACGCAGGGCGAGCGGTGTGCGGTGTTGGCGGGGCGGCGAGAAAAAGTGACGACTGTCTAGCGGCAAAACTTTTTTTCGTCCTCTTGCCGTATAGGCCGAAATGACTATCTTCGACCCATGTCGAAAGCCCTTGAATTTGCCCTTCCGGTAAAAACGGAGAAGACCCCGGCTGGCCCGGACTGGCTGCACGAGATCAAGCATGACGGTTACCGGATGATGTTGATCCGGGACGGCGACAACGTGCGCCTGCGCACCAAGGGCGGGCACGATTGGTCGAAGCGGTATCCGTGGATCGTCGAGACCGCGCGCCAGATCCGGCAGAAGCAGTTCGTCCTCGACGGCGAGACCGTCGTGCTCGGGGTGGATGGCATTTCCGACTTCCGGGCGCTGCATTCCCGCAAGCACGATCACGAGGCTCAGTTCTACGCCTTCGACATGCTGGCGGGTGAGGGCGACGACCTTCGCCGACTGCCGCTCTCACTGCGCAAGACGAATCTCGCTCGGCTGCTCGCGCGGCGGTCGCAGGGCATCTTCGTCGCGTCGTTCGAACAGGGTGAGATCGGTCCAGACTTATTCCGGCATGCCTGCCTGATGGGGCTGGAGGGACTGGTGTCGAAGCATAGCCAGCGGGCTTACGGGGGCGGGCGCTGCACGCATTGGCTCAAGACCAAGAACCCGAAGCACCCGGCGTTCCGCCGCGTGCTGGATCAATTCTAACCTATGTTAAGTCGCATCGTGAGCTGACGGTCCGGACCGACATAGCGGTCGATGAAATCCTCCAGCTCGCGCGGCACCGGGCGATCCTCCAGACCGAGGCGGCGCAGCACCTCTTGAGCCACCGCGACCGAGACATCCTCTGATCGGTTGGTTTCCGGGTTGAACATGATCACCCGGAGCGGAGCGCTGTACTGGCCGCTTATCAAGTCGGAAATGGTGGTCTCGTAGTCGGCGCGCTCGATGTCGGTCTCAGCAAACGCGACGCCGTGCCTGCCATAGTGGTTGAGGACGATATAAAAATTTTCGGGCGAACCCGGAACAATCGACGGCCCAGAACGCATACGCAACTCCCGCCTCTTACGGCCGGGAGCCTACACGGCGGCGACGGGCCTTGGGACTCGGATTCTTTGCATGCCGGGCCTTCGATTTCTTCGGTCGCGGGTCGTAGCGGGATATGCCTTGCTCGCGGGCGATCTTTGACACATAGGCCGGGCTGACCTCGTGCAGCCGGGCGATGTCGGCGACCGGCATCTTGGCCTTGTAGTCGCGGATCACGGCGCGGCGGACGTCGGCAGGAAAGTGCTTCGGCCGCGTCGGCAGTCCGGCCATCCGGGCGTACCGCAGCACGGTGCTGCGCGCGCAACCGAACCGGGCACGGATCTGATCGACGCCTTCGCCTTTCTGATAGGCGCGGGTGATGATGACGTAGCGGGCGAGGCGGTTGGCGCGCTCCTGCGGAAATTTCAGAATGCGCTTGATCGAGGCGACCAGCGCCGGGAGCGGCTCGGTGCGTTTGCCGATGACGTATTTTGCTGCGTCCTGTAGGTTCATTGCCGCGTCCGGACCGTCATTCCAGCACCTTCGGAAACATATCCTCGCGCCAGACGCCGCCGCCGTCTTTCTCGCTCGGGATGCGCTGCGCCCAGACAATCGGCATCTTGCCGCCCGTGACGGTCTCGTAACCGAACTTCTCGTCCCAGTCCCGCGACCAGCGTGCGACGTTGAACCGCGACTTGCAGCCAACGCATTCGATGTTCTGGCCGACGCCGCCACGCGGTCCGGGTCGCCAGATCGTGCCCTTACAGTCCGGGCAGCTCTCGTCATCGGGGAAGACGACGTCAATCATTTCGGCCTCCCCAGCGACTTTGGAAGCGGTCGCCAGCATGGGTCATCGAGATCGCCCAACTCCAAGATCAACATCGTGTGCGGGTTCTCGTTGCCGACGATCTCGTTGGCCGGGGACCACAGCTTCACCCACGGGCCGGGCAGCTTGTCGTGCGTGTCAGGTTCTTCGTAGATCTGAAATTCCATGTAGTCGTCGGGGTTGGCCCATTTGTCGAGCCGCAGCTTGCTGAAGCCGCGCCGCATTGCTTCGTTGATCGAGATAAGGCCATCAGTCATGTCGCGCCGCCGCTATCTGTTCGTCGAGCTGCTCGATCAGCATCTTCCGCGCCTGCAGCCCGAACTTCGCTTCGATCCGGAGCGCCAGCTCAACCGACAGGCTGGCGTTGCCGTTGACGACGTTGGAGAAGCACGGGCGACTCATCTCCAGCTCTTCCGCCACCTCGGTCACGGTCTTGTCGCGCGCGGTGACCAGCTTCTGCTTCAAGGTACTGGCCAGCGTCATCAGTGCGCGCCCTTCTTTCTGAAATACGCCCCGACTTCGGCGGCGGTCTGCGGGGTGAGGATCGTATGCAGCTCGCCCTTCTTCGCCGCCTTCGAGGCGAGCGGCAAGGCGCACTCCATGCAGATCTTGCGCGGCTGCTTTGGCACATGCGGGCGGTGCTGGATCGCTTCGCCGCATTCGGCGCACAGGCCGATCACATTGTCGGGCATGATCAGCGGCTGGGTCAGGCGCACGCACACCACGGCATCGGCGTGCTCGCCGTTGCCGTCGTCGTCGATCTCGACTGAATTGGTCATTCGGACGCCACTTTCACCCGCACGATCAGTTTCTCGCATCGCCTGCATTGAATTGTCAGCAGCCCGGTCCGCTTGTCGTAGCTGGCTCTCGACCCGGCGGAGGGATGGCAAGCACCATGAAGAAAAAGCACGGTGTGATCGTGCCCGCAGTTGGGCGTGCCGCAGCCGGTTTCGTCGAGTTGCTTGCGTGATAGTCCATTCATGGCATCACCACAGCCTCGGCTTCTGGTGCAGGATCGCCATCACCGTGAGCTGGGTGCAGGCCTCGACCGCCTTGATCAGCCGCCGCGTCGCCATCGCGTTGAAGATGACGCCCAGCGCCAGCATCAGCATCATCAGCGCTTGCAACAGTTCAATCATTCGATCACCGCCCTTGCTTCGCCGCCCAGTGCCTCCAGCACCTCACTGAAGGTGTGCGTCTTGACCGATTGCATGCCGCTCTTGATCTCGTGCCACTGGCCGCCCGGATCGAACGGCGGCGCGAATATCACGATGGCATCCTTTGCGTTGTAGCGGACGATTGAAGCCTTGCCTTCCTCCGCGCGCCTGTACATCCAGCGCCGCAGCGCCGGGTCGCGGTGCGCGTCCGGGTAGCGCGGGTCGATCCAGATCTGCACGACTTGGATATTCTGCTTTTCGTCGGTCTCGTCGCGGCTGATGGTGATGAAGTCGGGCATCACGTCGATCACGTAGTGGGCGCGGTCCGGGCGCGACAGATCGGCGGTGTCGTCGAGCACCAACCACCGACAGCTCCAAAGTGAACACTCTGACGGCATGCGCGGCGTGTTGTAGACCGTGCAGCCCTTATGGAATTTCTGGAATTGACAGCTCGTGCCTGCGGCCTTCTCCAGCGGCGGCACAGGCAGCAGTTTGCAGCAGAGCTGGCAATCGCCGCACTGGCGGGCGGGCTTGCTTACCGAACCGGCCGCAGCGTCAACCGCGCGCAGCACTTCGAAGGCCTGCTCGGCGGTCTCCACATGGAAGGTCTTGGTCATTCGTCCTACCTCTTTTCGAACGCGGGGCGGGCCTGAGACCCGCCCCGCGCCTCGACTTACGAACCGCCGACCGGGGGCTGGGGGCTAGGCGGGGGTTCGCTGCCGATCTGGGTCGTCGTCCACTCGCTTTTGATACAGCGCCGTCGCGCGCGCGGCGATACTCGCGAGCGTGCGGCGTTGGTCCTTGTCAATGGTCTGATCGTTGCTCAGCGTCTCGCAGAGCGCGTCTACGATCTCGACGAGCGCGTCCAGATCGTTGGCGTCATCAAGTGCGGTCATTGTTTCCTCGATAGTGTGACTTGGGTGCCGTCGATGATCGAGCGATAGATGCCGCGCGCCGCGTCGGTCGAGGTCTGCGCCATGATCGGCATCGAGCCCGCATGCCCGTTGAGGATGGCCTCGTATTCGATGAAGCCCGAGATCTGGTTCTCCGACATGATGATGATGCGAGCGACGACCGTTCTGTCGCCGCACGTCACCATGCACTCGTCGCCGCTCGCGAACGTCATTTTACCGCGTCCTTGCGCCGCTCGGCTTGCATCAGCTCGTTGAACTGGGTTTGCGAGAGGATCAGATTGTTCAGCACGATCCGCATCACGCGCAGCATCTGCCAGTGCCGCACCAGCGCAATGA